CGGCAAATGCTATTGGCATCGCTGGCCGCAGCAAAGAAATAATTGCTGTACTTCACGACTTCGCAACGCAACCGTCAACGGCCAAACTTTTCAAAAAAGTTGCTACCGGCATAGTATTAGAATCAATCTTAAAAGAGAACTAAAATGGCAGACAACACCAATGCAGTTGCGCAGACCGGGCAGACCGGACTCGCAAAGCTCAAAGCGATGCTCGAAGCACCGAGCGTTCAAGAGCAATTCCAAAACGCTCTCGCTGAAAACAAGAATCAGTTCATCGCGTCAATCATCGACCTCTACAACGGAGACAAGTCACTCCAAGAGTGCAAACCGGCAGCAATTCTTCAGGAATGCCTGAAAGCAGCAGTCCTCGACTTGCCTATCAACAAGGCACTCGGATTCGCGTATGTCGTAGTGTATAAGAACAAGCGCAAGGTCACAGACCCTCAGACCGGCCGCACCGAGTATGTCGTAGAACCGACACCGACATTCATACCCGGCTACAAGGGTTATATCCAGCTCGCAATGCGCACAGGTCAGTATCGCACAATCAACGCCGACCTCGTTTATGAGGGCGAACTTCGCACCGTCAATCGTCTATCCGGCGAGGTTGCTCTTGACGGCAAGAAGACATCAGACAAAGTTGTCGGTTACTTCTGTTACTTCGAGCTTCTGAATGGCTACTCAAAAACGCTTTATATGAGCGTTGAAGACATGGCCGCATACGCCAAGCGTTACGCTCCTGGCATCAAGAAAGACACGACCATTCCGCAACTCATCGCAAAAGCCAATGACGGCATCGTGTCAAAGAGTGTCGGTTGGGAGGGTAATTTCAACGATATGGCCCTGAAAACCGTAATCCGCCGTCTTATCTCGAAATACGGCTATCTCTCAATCAAAATGCAGTCAGCTATCGGACACGATGCAGATAGCGAGAACCGCGCCCTCGCAGCTCGCAATGACACTCTCCAGATCGCCAACGAATCAACACAGACCATCTCTATTGATGAAACAGAATATGAAGAGGTCGTTGACACCGAGACCGGCGAAGTAAGAACCGAAGCAAAGCAGTCCGAGTCCGCTGAAGCTCCGACACCTGATTATTAACCCGTAATCTGATACTCTGATGAAACTGATTTGTCTCGGAAGCTCATCAAAGGGCAATAGCTATATACTCAAAAGCTCGACCGAATCGCTTGTTGTCGAATGTGGACTGCCGCTCATCGAAGTTAAGAAAGCACTTGACTTCAAGATTGGGACGATTGCCGGGTGTGTTGTCTCTCATCAGCACCGCGACCACTCGAAGTATCTGCTGGAGTATCAAAAATGCGGTATCAGGGTACTTGCTCTCGAAGATGTGTTCAACTCGTTCAGTCTGAAAAATCGCGTCTTCTGCAAGACTATTCAACCGATGCGTGGCTACATCGTGGGCGGCTTCAAAGTTTTTGCGCTCCCGGTGGCCCATGATGTGCCGTGTGTCGGATTTGTGATTGAACACGCCGAAATGGGCAAACTCCTTTTCATCACCGACACGATGATGTGTGAGTACCGAATTGCCGGGCTGAACCACATAATGCTCGAAGCGAATTACTCTGATGAAATTCTCGAAGCGAATATCAACTCCGGCTACATCTTGCCGTCTATGCGTGAACGCTTGCTCGAATCACACATGGAAATCAAGACTACCGAACAGATACTCCGCACAACTGACCTCTCAGCCGTGAATGACGTGGTATTGCTCCACCTATCGGGCCGAAATAGCAACGCTGAACAATTCCGCGCCCGAATCACGAAGACCGTAGGAAAGCCGGTTTATGTGGCTTCTCCGTCATTACGAATAGACATATCAAAAACTCCGTACTGATGAAGAACGTGCCAAATGATACCGTAGCGACCTTATGCCGCTGTCTGCCGCTGATTCTTGACAATCTCGATACAGATGCAATCCGCAAGAGTTTACGACTGGCGAACGCGGTCAGATTACTTAAACACGAAGTATTACCAAAACTTAATAAAATCAAAAATGAAAAAAGAGACTTACGCCCTGAATGAAGCTGTATCAGTATTCGACCAAAAGGGCATCATCACCGAAGTTGTAGATGAAACACGCAAACCGTATCTCTACGGCGTGACATTCAACGACACTCAGAAAACCTACACAATCGAAGCCGCTCACATCGAAGCGGAAGAAGACAACCGCCCCGTAACTGAGCGAATCAAGACCTTTGAGGACGCTTGTCGCGAACTTGGAGACGCACATCCATTCGTGCAGCACTACCGCACCTATGAAGCTCAGATGCACGGTAATCTCGTTGAGATGGATGACATCGCCGCTTACCTGAAAGCTCGCATCATCGTTGCAGCTCTCAATGAGGGTTGGACTCCGAAATTCGAGAAAGGCGAATGGCGTTATGCACCGTGGTTTCGCTTACTCACCAACGAGGAAATCGAAGAACTCGATGAAGACGAGAAACAAGATGTGTGCCGTGTTGTCGGCCGTTCATCGAACTACGCGAATGCGTATGGCGGTCTCGTTTGCTCGTACGCGCGCAGCGTTTCCACGTACTCGGGCACGCACTACGGCTCTCGGCTCGCCTTCAAGACAGCAGAACTCGCAAAATATGCCGGTAAACAATTCATCGAAATTTTCGTGGTGTTAGCTTTCTGATGAACGGTTGGATTAAGATAAGCCGGGAGTTGCCGGAGCATTGGATTTGGCGCGATGCTGACCGCTTGAAGTGGTGGTTGGACTTGCTATTTATGGCATCGTGGGACGATTCAAAGCAACTTGTCGGCTCTCGGCTTATCGAAATCAAACGCGGTCAGCTTGTTGCATCAATCTCGTATCTTGTGAAGCGTTGGGGCATCAATCACAATACCGTCATCGGTTTCTTGAAGACTCTGAAAGACGAGGGAATGATTACAAAGACCTCAGTCGCAAATGTGAGTATCATCACAATATGCAACTACGAAAAGCACCAAACAGCGGACAACCTTTCGGACAAGTTAAACGGCGAAATATCAGAAAGATGCGAAACAATGACAAGCACCACAGCAGACAACCTCGCGTACAGCCTAACGGATAACGTAGCGGACAGCCCAGCGGACACAATATTAAGAAATAAAGAAATAAAGAAGATTATAAATAAAAAAACAAACAAAAATTCGAGCGATGATTTTTCAGAGCTTGAAGAAGCGTTTGAAGTCTTCCGAAAAAGATACCCCGGCACTAAGCGAGGCCACAAAGTCGAGTTTGAGAATTTCAAAAAAAAGAATCCGGCAACGTGGCAAAGTATCATTCCGATGTTGCTTCCGGCAATCGAAAGGGAAATCAGACATCACGAAGAATCCGAAGCAGCTCGTGTCTTTGTTCCGGCATACGCGAATCTCGCAACTTGGATAAACCAATCTCGGTGGACGCTTGAATTTCCGACAATCGCATCAAGTCAGCAACCCAAACAATCGAATCAGGCCGAACAGATTCAGCAGACTAAAACCGATTACTCTGATGATGACTTCGGCGGCGCAGATTACTAAAACAACAACGCAATGGCAGACGAAATTCTCACTCCCGAAATAATCGCACAAGTCGAAGCCAAGCGCAAGCGTGAAGCAGAGGAAGCGGCGGCAATGTCGCTGCAACCGATAGTTAACCGCATCGTTGCTGACGCTCGCAGGGGTAAATCTTCATTTCCTGATATGAGAGACGAAGCTGTTTACAGCGCACATTCTCGCTTGTTGGTCTTTATCGCCAATCAATGCCTTGCCGGGCAGGGCCGCAAGTTCATAATCGATGAACACAACCGAGATGTGTTGAGATTCTTACTTCTCTATTTCAACAACTGCCCTCTTTGCGAGAGCGTGTTTCCTGAAAAGAGACACAAGATGCACAAACATATACTCCTGATGGGCGATGTTGGCACTGGCAAGACTCTGATGATGCAAATCTTCTCCGAGTACCTACGATACACGAATAACCCGAATTACTTTGTCAACGTCTCGGTTACTCAAATGGTGAATTACTACACGATTCACAACAACATAGACCGATACGTCTACAACGAAGAAGAAAGTCGCGGCTTTCAGAGTAAGCCGGTGAACCTTTGCCTGAATGACATCGGCGTAGATAACCGACCATTCTACGGCATCGACACCAACACGATAGTCAATGACTTTCTTCACGCCCGAAATGAGATTTGGACAATGACCGCTCCAGATCAGCGCAAATTTGCTCATCTCACAACGAATCTGAATAAACAAGACCTCTTGGAGAAGTTCAAAGACGGCTTCGGCCGACTTGCAGACCGATTCAAGACTTACAACATTCTCAAATTGACCGGCGAATCTCGCCGATAAAATAATCAACGCAATATGACAGAACCCAAAACAAAGAAATGCGAAGTCTGCGGAGCGAGAAAGCCGCTCTCGGACTTCTCAAAATCCTACAAAAACCGATGCAGAGCCTGCGTTGCCGCTGAAGCTCGTATGCACCGGGCATCAGAAGCCGAAGAATTAAACCGCATCAAGCCAAAACTTAAAGAGGGAGCGCATCGCATAGGCTCTCGTGTAGAAGTCTTCAAGAAAGCTCAAATCAAAGTTACCGGCGAAGTTGTTCAGGTCGTTCCGTGCGAATCTTTGAAATGTACCGTACCGGCGTTCAAAACTCTTGACGGTAGAATCATTCCTCATTCACTACTCCAATTCACGCCGGAGATTGATTGGGAGCAGCGCAGATATGAGATTGCGCGTGACGTAATGGCGTTACAACTCGCAGATGTACGGCTCTCTTGTAAAGATGAAATTGAGCGCGAATGTGTCAATGAGTTAATTTCCGAAGTTGCCAAAACGAGTGTGAAATGTGCAAGTCTTCTGATAGATGAACTCATCTTGTCTAAGACTCTCAAAGATGCACAAGATAAAGATTCATTATGAGATACGCACTTCGCAATCAAGATAAAATTGCCGCGCATTACGGCGAAGACTATCTGAAACAGCACCTAATCGCAAGTCTCAATGACTTCTTCAAAATGGTAGATGAAGACGCGATGAACGACTATTGGGTCATAAACACGAGCGAATATAAATATCCAATACTCCGCATCAATGACCTTGCAGATAGCAACGCAATGGTTGAGTTCGCAGTCGTAGGTCGGCAGTTCGATGTATTAAAACTTGCCTTTATGGGCCGAATGAAAGGATAATCACAATGGAATCATCAAACGCAATAACATTTCGTGAGCCAATGCAGCTCACAGCCGAGAATGTCGAGAGAGTCTTCAATGATTGTCTCGCTGAACAAAGAGAGGGCGCACAACTCATTCACGGCGTAATTCTGAAAGTGGCTTTTGACCGATCTAAGGTCTCGGCTAACCGCGAGAACATACTCTCGATGCTCTCTCTATTACCTGAACCATTCCAAGCCGACAGAGGCGGCGGTTGGAGCTTCCTTAACCTATGCGTCGACCATAACGAGCATCAATGGACCGGCTTTCATCAGACGTGCGACAAACTCGTGTGCCTGGGTCTCGCAATCGGCGCGGTCGAGTTCTGTTTTAAGCAGCGCGAGTTGTGGCAAGTATTCCCCGGTGGTATGCCGTACCTCACAATCAACTTGCAGAAAGGAGGTCAAGAATGAATCGAGTAATCAAATTCAGAGGCAAGCGCACTGATGACGGAAAATGGTTGTATGGAGACTTGATTCAAGACTCTGACAATAAAAAAGGGATATGGCCGATTGTCAGCACAAATTCAAACGGAATTGACGAGGTACACGCTGATACCGTAGGTCAATTCACAGGATTAAGAGACCTCAACGGCAATGAGATTTATGAGGGCGACATTGCCAAGTTTGATGATTCTCCGTATTGTGCCTATGCGACTCCGTATATGGGTGAGGTAGTTATGCGTCAAGGGACTTGGTGCATCAAGCATCAGACGATATTCGGAGATGTGTATCCAAGACTATTCCGTGATGATTTTGCAGACCACAAAACTGAGATACTTGGTAACATTTATGATAACCCCGAACTCTTAAAGCAATGAACAATCAACAGACATACGAGGACTTCCTCGCAACGAAGAAGACGCACGTCATCGAAAGTGGCTTTGAGGTCTCGGAGAATGACCTCTCGCCGTTCCTTTTCGACTTTCAGAAGTATTGCGTGCGCCGTATGCTGAAACTCGGTAGAGGCGCAATCTTCGCCGGTTGCGGTCAGGGCAAAACTCTGATGCAGCTCGAATGGGCCAAGCGAGTGTCAGAACGAGAAAATAAACCGGTGTTGATTCTCGCTCCGCTATCTGTCAGCAAACAGACAATCGCCGAGGGTGCAGATTTCGGCTACAAAGTGGACCGATATTCTGAGATGACAGAAGACACGCGAATCTGCATTACGAATTACGAGCAAGTCGAGAACATCGACAAATCACGATTCATCGGCGTAGTGCTTGATGAGTCTTCAATCCTGAAAAACTACACCGGCCATTACCGCAAGTTGCTGACTGAGTTTTTTGCCGACATACCGTACAAACTCTGTTGCACTGCCACTCCCTCACCTAATGACCTGAACGAAATCGGCAATCACTCTGAGTTCTTGAACGTGCTTGATTCTCAGGATATGCGCTCGAAGTGGTTTGTTAGAGAAGACGGAATGAATAACTATCGGCTCAAAGGACACGCCAAATCTGACTTCTACGGTTGGATAGCTTCCTGGGCTGTCTTATTCGAGAACCCGGCAGATATCGGATTCATTGAGACCGGCAAGAAGTTCGTATTGCCACAGCTGAATTACATTGAGCATCAGATTGAGACAAAGCCGCAAGACGGCTGTCTTTTCGCTCAAGGAATTGTCAATGCAACAAACTTCAATGCAGAACTCAGAAAGACCAAGACGGAACGCCTTGAACTCGCAGCAAAACTCGCAAGAGAGACCGAGGGGCAAGTTCTGATATGGGTCAAGCAGAATGAAGAAGGCGAAATCTTACGCCGTCTTCTGCCTGATGCTGTCGAAGTCAAGGGTAGCGACAAAGATTCAGACAAAGAACAACGCTTGCTCGACTTTGCGGCCGGCAAAATCCGAATCCTCATATCGAAAGCGAAGATATGTGGCTACGGTATGAACTTTCAGAGTTGTGGCACGCAG